TCTGCGTGGATGACGTATGTCAACGATGAATTAGTTATTGTAAATGAGTTCGATATGGAGAAGTTATAATGTCATCAGGACAACTAGTAATCGTATCTGCAGAGGTATCACCTGAACAATACGGAATGATTGTACAGGTGATGTCAAGCGGAGAGACAGAAGACTCGTATATAGTTCTTGTGGGAACTGAACTATTAATCTTAACCGGAGCAGACATTGCCGAAATATAAAATAAAAAACACATTATTGCGTAATATTTATAAATTGAATGAATTGTATTTCGTTATAGCACACAAAGAATTTAGGAAAAAATAAATGGCTTTTAACCCAGCAAACAACCCAACTCCATTTGGCGTATTTGACGACGATACAGGATTCCAATCAGAAGCTGATAACATGGTCACATTCGTCAAGCGAAAGCTAGGAGACGACATACTCAGTGTTGAACTGACACAAAAACAGATATGGGGCAACCTTGAAGAATCATTGTTCGAGTACGGCAGTATTTTAAATCAATATCAGACTAAGTCACAGCTCATGGAATTCATGGGCATGCCTGCAGCAGGTGAACTAGACGATTCTGGACAGGAAATAGATCACTCACAAAAGTTCCCAAGAAGTAATTTAGAATATTTAACAAGGTTCGCAGAGCCATATGCAGCTGAAGCAGGTGTAGGTGGATCATACGACGTAATATCAGGGTCAATAGAGTTAGTTAGTGGGAAACAAGACTACAGCTTGAACTCAGACCTCCTCGGTACAGAAAAAGACAGCGCAGGTAATCTTCTTCCACTGTTCGAAGGAAGTCAAAACAAAAACCCGAAAACTCGTCTAAAAATAAATGAAGTGTTCCATTACTCACCACAAGCCGCATACAGATTCTTCGACACAACATCAGCTGTCAACTATTTGAACAACGAAATGAGCTTTGAGTCATTCACTCCTGAGACAATCTTTTATGTTCTACCTGTTTTCGAGGATATTTTGAGAGCATCTCAACTAGACCTTTCAAATAGAGTAAGACGCTCAAACTACTCTTACAAAGTCCAAGGTACGAGTCTACGCATATACCCAGCACCGACTTCGGAAAGTGCAAAGAGAATCTTCGTAAGCGTAAGGACACACAACAACCCAGTCGATACTGGGCATGAAGACGAGACAATCAACGGTGTCTCTAATATGAGCAACATACCTTTCGGGAACATACAGTTTTCAAAAATAAACTCAATAGGACATCAGTGGATCAGACAAATGTGCCTTGCACTATCAAAAGAACAGCTCGGATTGATTCGTTCAAAGTTCTCTAAAATACCAATTCCTGGTCAAGACCTAACGCTAAACGGGACAGAACTTGTAACCCAAGGCAGAGAAGATAAAAAAGATCTAATAACTCAACTAAAAGAAATGCTCGATAGTATGACATACGACAAACTCATAGAGACACAAGCTCTAAGAGCAGAGAACATGCAAAAACAGTTGAAGTTCATACCAATGCCGAACGGTAAAGCCGTATTCATGGGATAAGCTGTGTCTAGATTATTTATTACAAAAAGAGAGATAGACTTTATCTCAGATATAACAAAAGAGGTCATCAAAGATGTTGTTGGCCAGCGTATATTCTATTACCCGGTCTCCATTGTGAAGACGCAGGTACATGATGTGTACGAAGAAGCTGTCAACAAGATATTCGAGACACCGATCGAAATAGATGCGCTTGTAGAGTTCTCACCAGAAGAAGTAGCGACGAACATCTTCGGGCATGAAGAGATATACAAATTAGACGTGTTCATACAACATCGTGACTTGCTCGACAAAAAAATCAAATGTAAAGAGGGCGACTTTTTTAGCTATGGCTCGATTTTCTTTGAAGTGCTTACTGCAACATTTATCAATAATGTATTCGGGCAGACAGAGCATTACACGGGAATCAAACTATCAGGCAAGCAAGCAAGAAAAGGACAAATCAATATGCCCGCACTTGGTCCTACGTCAGAACAATATTCAGACGTTGCCGCTGTTCAAGAAGAATTCGTACAACAGCGTGGAATCGCAACTGATTCCGCCGGGGACCCAACAGGAGACACCCGTGAGCTTACTGAGAAGACAGGTGTTCCACTTACAGGACCCGCAGGTGTTAAGGTATACGATGAGTCAGACGGTACAACAGATGGCAACTCCGATTCCGCATTCTATGGTGATGGTGAATAATGAGTGATAAAAAACTAAGAACCGGATGGGAATCAGGGAAGATTCCAGATGACTTTGCGATCCCTTCATGCGGCATTGCTGACATGGACAGATCAATGTTCAATCTGTTCGATAAAGACATAGTAATCCAAGTATCAGTCGATGGCACAATGAAAAAAGTGCCAGTTGTCTTCGCCTCAGGAGAGCGATTCGCAGTATCTCAGAGAAACAAGCCGATCCGCGATAAAAACAACGCATTAATTCTACCAATTATATCAATTCATAGAAAAAAGATAGACCACGGCGCAGATGTCGGAGGTTACGGCTCAGGCATCTCCTCAAGAGAGCGAGGTGATCTTATCATAAAACGTCGACTCTCTAAAAAAGACGCAAACTATCAAAATATTATCAACCAACAAAAAATAAAAAATCAAGACAATGTATCGAACACTGGGAACTTCACACTAACTGATATAGCCCCTGGTAATCAAGCAGCCCAGGGTACAACAACGTCTAGAAGAAATAAAAACAATTTATCGAAGACAGTAGGCAATCCTACGCTTAAGCCTGATCTCAACGGTGATCACATCTACGAGATCATTACCATACCCTATCCAAAGTTTGTCAAAATAACGTACAGTATAACGATATGGACGCAGTATGTAACGCACGTCAACAACATAATAGAGACGCTGTTTGCAAACTTCCCATCTATAGGACACAACTATCAGGTGACAACAGAATCAGGATATAAGTTTGTAGCTTACATGCAGACTCCACTGAATTTTGATGATAACTTTACAGATTATTCAACAGAAGAACGTCTTGTCAAGCTTACATTTGATATGGACTTGCCTGGATACTTCGTCGCACCTCAGGACGTCCCAGGTAAAGGCTCACCATTTAGAAGTTTCGAGACGGCTCCGAACGTCGTTTTTGAAATGAAAGAGATAACAGCTGATCTTATTGAAAAAAGAGGACCGGATATAAGAAGTGGTGATGTAAATAAATTCACACTTAATAACCTCGAAGAATTAGACAAACGTGGAGATAAAGTTTTAAATAGAGACACAATTGATCTAAATGTTGTAGAATACGTCATAAACCCGTTCACGGGTGAGGAAGATAGGCAATTATCTAAGGTTCTTTCTAAGAATAGTCGTACCGGAGAGACTGTTGCAAGCATAAGAACGATAAAAGAGTTAGAAAACATCAATAACGAATAGTAACTTGGATTCTTTCGAAATATTTAATAATTGACGATTTTGTACTATATGTATAAAGAAAAAATAGGAGACATTTAATGTCAGAGCAAACTTTTAAATCACCTGGGTTCTTTGAAAGAGAAATAGATCTTTCAGGTACAAGCGCAAGCTCAGTCGGCACACCTGCCGGAGTAATAGGGACCGCTCAGAAGGGCCCTGCCTTTCTCCCAGTAACAGTAACTTCATTCGATGAATTCATCAGCATATTTGGTGAGCCAGACGGAAAACGTTTCGGCCCATATGCTGTAAAAGAGTTCTTGAAAAACCGTAGTGCGCTTACATATGTTCGCGTTCTCGGAGCTGGCGGTGATCCAACATCAACAACAGCAAACTATGCAGGATTCAAGGTAGCAGGAACTAACTTAGACGATACTGCAGTCACAGGCGATGACTCCACCGATACTGTCATCCGTCCTGTTGGCCACACACAATTTATTCTATCAAAACAAGAAGCAAGCGCATATGAAGTTGTTGGCAACCCACTGTTTACTGATAATGATTCCATAAATACAACAGGTGCATTCGAACTAGTAAGAGGAATGATCATGATGCCTGTAGGCGTAAGGATGATGATTCACGAAGATGGTATATTGTCGGCATGGAACGCGCAAAGCGTTGACTACGATGACACTGCAGCACTAACTACGGGTACTTTCAAGTTAATACTTTCTGGTGTTGCTGAAACAACAGACACACTTCCTGGAATAAAAGTATTTAGTGCATCTCTCGACCCAGATAGCGATTTATACATCACAAACGTCTTAAACACAGACCCAACAAGGTTCTTGGAAAAAGGTCACGTTCTTTACGCAGACTTCCCAGTAGAATCAGACATGGTAGGCACAACAACAGAAGTAAAACTAGCATCAGATTGGGACTCTACAGTTGTGGTAGACACAGTAATCGTCGGTGCCGGAAATCCTACCGCTTTCGGCGATCTATCAGAAACTTTCTCTAGTGCAAAGACAACTTCATACATTTCACAACCATTTGGCGCAAAAGAATATGATTTATTTCATTTTGAGACGCTAAATCAGGGCGCGTCCATGAACGAACAGTTCAAAGTGACAATCTCTAACTTGAAATTCTCAGTAGACCCAGCAAATAAATGGGGAACATTTAGTGTACAAATCAGAAACTTTTTTGACACAGATAAGACAAAACAAATAATTGAACAGTTCTCAAACTGCAACTTGAACCCAGCTAGCCCAAGATACATTGCCAAAGTAATCGGTGACAAGAATGTATACTACAACTTCCAGGCAGGAAGCGAAGCTGAACGACGAATGGTAAAAACAGGCATGTTTAAAAATAAATCATCATTCGTTAGAATAGTAATGTCAAATGATGTGAAATCTGGAAATATTCCTGAAGAAACACTACCCTTCGGATTCAGTGGTATACCGATGTTAGATGTCTCTGTCAATAAATTGAATTCATTCACAGTTGGTGACGCTACAAACTTCCTCGGAAACATCCCACTTGCTCACATGCCGCCTATTCCATACAGATTCAAGGTGACTAAAGGGTCACTCGCATCTACAGGGATAACTTACACAGGCACACCCGGTACAAATGAGTCAGTAGACTTATCACTTACTTGGGGGATCAAGTCAACGAGACTAAGCAAGACACTTACTAACCCATTGTTAAAACCAAACAAAGGCGACTTCAACCCACTATTACAATCTTACGTCAAATTACTTGGAAAAGCAGAAAGCCTTGCAAGTTCTTCAGATGATGATAAATTCACACTTTCAAGAGTGGCAATATCTGAACAAGCGGACACTATTGACGTTGATCTTGGAACAGCAAAACAAGAGGCACTAAAGGCAACATACATCAGAAATGGTGACTACATGACTGCCGGAAATACAATCTCGGATACAACAGTCGGAGTAGATCTCGACACCGATGCCACCACCGGCGACGGCTCTGGTCACGAAATAGAAGCAGGAACAACAACACGTTACTCATTCGCTTCACTTGCGAACTACAAAGATAAATCACTTTTCAATGCTTATTCAAAATACATGAAGTTCACAAACGTGTTCTCTGGTGGGTTCGACGGAGTGAACATTCTAGACAAAGATATGGCAATGATGACTGATAAGTCAACTTCAATTTCCACATCTGATGGCGGCCTCGGAGGACTAACAGACAGTGAAGCTCCTGCTGCTCTAGGGCTCAGTACTAATCCAGCAGGAGAAGGAACAAAGAACAACGCTGTCAACTCATTCAGATCTGCTATCAATATCTTAACAGATGAGATGTCATCAACAATAAACATCTTGACAATCCCAGGCATGCGTGATTCATTCATTACAGATTATGCAGCTGATAAGGTACGCGATTACGGAATGGCAATATACCTTATGGATATGCCGTCTTACGATGAAAACGGAGTCAGAGTGTTTGATAACGACGCACTAGACCCAGACACAACAGAGACACTAGCCAAGTTCGGCGCCCGTAGCTTCGATAACAACTACGTTGCTACTTACTACCCAGACGTCAAAATATACGATGAATATGTAGACGCTATCATTGAGGCACCTGCATCTATTGCGGCTATGGCAGCAATAAGCTATACAGATAAGGTTGCATACCCCTGGTTTGCACCTGCAGGGTTCAACAGGGCTTCTTTGGATGTGGTTAAAGGCGTAACAGTCCGATTAAACACAGCCGATCGTGATAACCTCTACGAGGCACGCATCAACCCAATAGCAACTTTCCCGAATGCAGGCTACGTCATCTTCGGCCAGAAAACATTGCAAATGATGGCTTCATCACTTGATAGAGTCAACGTTCGCCGCATGCTACTTGAAGTAAAAAGACAAGTAGTTGCAGTTGCTAAGAACATGCTGTTCGAACAGAACAACGCTACTACAAGAGCTAAATTCGCAGCACAACTCAAACCAAAACTTTCACTAATACAGACTCAACAAGGAATAGACATGTACTCTATCACAGTTGATGACTCGAACAACACACCTTCTGATATTGAATCAAATAAAATGAATGGTCGCGTTGTACTTGTCCCAACTCGTGCCATAGAATACGTTGCAATAGACTTTATTGTTACATCTTCCGGTGTAAGTTTTGAATAAAAGAATAATTAATAATATAATGGAGAAATCTACTAATGTCTGAACTAACATACAGCAGTGCAGGAGTCGGCACAAGAGAAATCGATTTATCACAACCAAGCAGACTTGGACCACAAGGCACACCCGCTTGTGTAATCGGTACTTCTTTACGCGGTCCTGCCTTTGTACCCGTTACCATTGGTGACTTTAAAGAGTTCGTTGCACAATTCGGAGAGTCCGACGGCGAGAAATTCGCCCCACTGGCAGTAAACGAATGGCTCAAGAACGCTCAGTCGCTTACATTTGTAAGAACGCTAGGTGTTGGTGATGGAAACGGCGGCGCAGATTTAACAGCAGGATTTGTTGCAGGAGATGCACTACCAGAACCTGATAATGCGGGTCTAATAACAGCAGGGACTGCTAAAAACAAATACGCCACTGGGACAACTGCAGGAACATCTCATTTAATAAGCGCTTACATGACAGACACAGCAGGTGCAGCAGTACTACTTGATGCTGGAATAACTGAGACAATTTATGAGACAACAGCTACAGCAGCAGCTACAGCAACAATAGCTTCAGTTACTCCAGGGACTATGCTTGGTGGTGGTACGTTTACTCTAACAAACGCTGCTGCCGTAACAACTACTTATAGAGTCAACGGAGGTGGAGGTTTCGGTACACAACTAGGCGGCGCAGCTGGCACCACGATCGACATGACCATCGGTGCCGCAACAACTGTTGCTAATATCGCAGAAGCGGTAACAAAAGTAATTACTGCAACAACATCTGGAGACATGACAGCCTCTCATGATGGAGTCACTATTACAGTCGTTCAGTCAACTTCAGGCACAGCTGGAAACCAAATAAACACCAACCCAGATTCCGGGCTTGCATCTGTTAGTAATTTCGAAGGTGGAATAGATCTGGCCTCAGGCACATGCGCACTAGTAACCCGAGCGATGGTTATGATCCCATACGGAGTCACAATGACTGTAGCGGGATACATACCCGCTGCACGAACATCTGTCATGACACTAAATACTTTTGCTCCATCTGGCGACGCTACAACTGACGTTACAACAACATTTACATTTTCACTTGACCCAACAAACGCTTATTACATTGCTAACGTATTGAATACTGATCCTCTTCTAATAGAAGAAAAAGGTCACCTGCTTTACACTCACTACGAAATAGACGAGAATCAAGCAGCTGTTGCCCCTGTAGGAACCACACTGACAGAAATGATAGTTCAAGAAGATGTTGGAGCAGACGACGCGAAATACAAAACTTTCAAACAGCGTTTCAACCACGCAAAGACTCCTTGGGTTAAGTCACAATCGTTTGGTACTGATAAGTTTAATCTATTCAAAATCCACGCACTTTCCGACGGTGAGTTCGAAAACTCTAATATAAAAATATCTGTTATTAACTTACGTTACGACAAGAACGGTAGTTGGGGAACATTCGACTTAGTAGTCCGCGATTTCAACGACACAGACGCCAATCAAAAACATATAGAAAGATTCTCTGGATTGAATCTAGATCCAACATCATCTAATTTCATCGCTAAAAAGATCGGCGACAAAAGAACGTGGTTTAATTTTGACAAACAGACACAACAGCTACAGACATCAGGAACGTATGATAACGTTTCAAAATACATAAGAGTAGAAATATCAGACGATGTATCACAAAGCCAAATTCCAGTAAATGCCGTACCTTTTGGACACGCAGCATATGAAGAAATGGTAGTAAATAATGCAGCATTCTCAGTACACGCAGCTGCATACTATCTCCCAATACCTTTCAGACAAAATGTAGCAGTCGGTCTTCTACTCAATAAAAAATCTTACTCTAAGCTCTACTGGGGAGTTCAGTTCTCAAAAGTACAAGATGTAGCAGAACCAAATGAATCATTAGTACAGAGCTCTGTTGTAAAAAATCTTGTTAAATTCTTACCTAACGGAGCAGATACAATTGTTGCAACAACTGGTCACGAGTTCTCACTAGAGAACATTGAAGTAGATGTAAAAGACACTCTGGGAACTGAATCTGCACCTCTTTACCTTGCAGAAGACGAACGAGCAATCGACTGGAAAGAATCAAACTACAGATACGATTCAGTAAAAGATGGTTTGTATTCTAAGACTCGTTTCCTATTGGCGACAGACATCACCGGATCAACAAACTCAAAATACTCAAAGTTCACAATGTTGATGCAAGGCGGCTTCGATGGCACAAATATCTTCAGGGAACAAAAAGCAAAAATGCAAAACGCAGCAGTTGTATGGGAAATGGAAGATGCGGCAAATCAATTCGGAACTTCGGGTCCAACCGTAGTATCATACAGAAAAGCACTAGACGTCATCACTAGTAAGTCAGACGTAGAGATACAAATACTGGCAGTACCGGGTATAAGACACAGTGCCGTGACTCAATACGCAATAGACGCAGTAGAGAGCAGATTCGATGCTCTATTCATAGCAGACATACTTGAAAAAGACGGAAACAATGAAACTAAATTGCTAGAGTCTCAAATAACAGACGTGGGCTACACAATTGCGCAGTTCCTATCAGAAGGGTTTGATTCTTCATTCGCTGCAGCATATTTTCCAGACGTAATAATGACAGACCCAATAACTAAGTCACAAATGAGTGTTCCACCTTCAGTAGCAGTACTTGGTGCGATGGCTCTGAATGATTCATTGGCTCACCCTTGGTACGCACCTGCTGGTTTCACTCGAGGAGCTCTAAAATCAGTAGAGGACACCCAGGCAAGCTTCTCAAGGGCTAACCTCGATGCCCTCTATGATGCAAAGATCAACCCGCTTACATCGTTCCCAGGAACAGAAGTTGTAATCTGGGGACAAAAGACAATGCTTCAAGCTGCATCTGCACTGGATCGCGTAAACGTCAGAAGATTGCTAATAACAATCAGACGAGCAGTCAAGAATATAGCTCTTGGGTTCTTATTTGAACCTAACAGGGCAGAGACACTCGCATCATTCGAAGCAAAAGTCAACCCACTTCTACAGAGCATTCAAGAGAAATCAGGGCTTGACCGATATAAAGTAAAAATTGACACCGAGACAACAACTCAAATGGACGTAGAGAACAACACACTTCGTGGAAAGATCTACATTCAACCAACTAAGACAGCTGAATTCATATCACTTGACTTTGTTGTGTCAAATACGCTGTAACAATATAATTATAAATAAGAAATTCTAGGAGAATACAAAAATGGCTACAACATTATCCGTCACCGACATGTTACCCAACAAGTTTGAACCAAAAAGAGGACAACGCTGGGTACTACAGATCGAAGGCATCGACGCTTTCTTGATCAAGACTGCTAATCGTCCATCAATGACAATACAAGAGATCAAGATCCCGTTCATTAACTCTAAGCGCTACGTCGCTGGTGGGTTTGAATTTGAAACAATGAATATTACATTACATGATCCTATAGCACCATCTGGCGCTCAACAGGTAATGGAATGGGTACGAACTCACTTCGAATCAGTCTCGGGAAGAGCTGGGTACGCAGACTTCTACAAGCGTGACATACAACTCAAGCTTCTTGATCCAGTAGGAACAGTAATTGAGCTCTGGGATATAAAAGGCGCATTCATAAAGTCTGCAAAATACGGAGATCTCAAGTACGACGGTGACACCGATATCATGCAAATAGATCTAACTCTAAGGTTTGACAACTGCGTACTTCAGTTCTGATTTTCAAGCTTAGTATTTATACAAACTCTCTATTATGATTAAAAATATCATCCTGGGGAGTTTGTTGTATACGGGTCAAAAACTCAGTATTTTTGAATGATTGAAATATATAGTAACATAGGGGAATTATAAATGATTAACTTTTTTCACAACAAGATCGACTGCAAACTAGTCGACGATATTACTACAAACGTCCATGCTGGAACAGATATATTCCTTAACTGGAAGTTTCCAAAAATAGTAGAAAAAGGTTTCACTTGTCAACATTGTGGTGAAAAGAAAAACATACACGTAGAATACGATATTACAGATCTCAGAAACATTGTAGAAGCTGTAAACGCACGTCTCAATCCGTCTAACAGAGACAGCTACGACGTAAAACACAGAGTCCAAAAAGCCGTAGTTGAAGACTTGAACGAATTAAACAGTCTTGACTATCTTGTTCTTTGTGAAAGCTGTTCATAATTTTTTACACAGTATATTTATTTGTATAGAATAAGACATCTATACGGAGTACACTAGTGTCAGATAAAATGTCAAGAGAAGATTTATTTAACCCAGAAAAAGCAATAGAGCAGGGTTATAAAACAAGCAATGTAGCAAGGGACGACTTCGGTTGGGAAATACCCGTCGATCAAGCGCCTCTACCTTCAAGAGGATTGTTGTACGACAAAGAGTCAACACTCTATCAAAGAGAGACAATAGACATCAGAGCTATGACTGCCAAAGAAGAAGACATCTTGATGTCACAGGCGTATATAAAACAAGGCGTAGTAATCGACAAACTACTTGAATCTTGTATTATTGACAAGTCGATAGATGTATCAGAACTTCTAGTCGGTGACAGAAACACAATCCTTGTAGCTCTTAGAGTTACTGGTTTTGGTTCAGATTATAGTGCAGCAACTACATGCAATCATTGTGATGCTCGTTCTACTGAGGTATTTGATCTAACAAGTCTAAGTCTAAAGAATCTCGACACAAAACCTGTATCTCCTGGCGTAAATGAATTTGAAGTACAACTTCCTATCTCTAAGAAGACTGCAACAGTATCGTTAATGACAACTGCAGTTGAAAAAGAAATAAGAGACACTGAAAAAAGAAACAAAAAAGTACTAGGAATAGACCCTGACGCTAGCCGTGTCACAACAAGACTAATAAACATAATTCAGTCAATAGACGGAATAAGAGATAGAAATAAACTTAAAAAATTCATCGAAAGTATGCCACTGCAAGACTCACGAGTGATAAGGCAGTTCATTAAAAATAATGAGCCCGGCATCGATATGAATTCAAGCTATAACTGTAGCTATTGCAATCAGGAGGCCCAAGTGACGTTATCACTTGGGCTCAATTTTCTTTGGCCTTCCATCTAATTATAAAGAAATAGTACTAGAAGATTATTACATCTTGATGCGATACCTGAGTGTTGGGTATATTGAAGCAAGAAATATGCCACGTCGTTATAGACGGTGGTTTATAGACAGATATGTCAAAGAGCTTTCTGATAAAAAAGAAGCCCAAGAAGCTGCGTCAAATAAAAGAAAATGATAAAACTAGTTTGTTAATATTTATTTGTATACATCCTAGTATAACGGAGTAACAAATGCCCCCACCACCCGTCCCACCAGCACCGTCGGGAGATCAATCTGGAGCATTCCAGGGAATCATTGATGCGATTGCGACAGGATTCAAAGGAGACTCTGCTAACGTTATTACAGCAGTAGGTTCTGAAGCATATCTTCAGGCCAGCGCTCTTTTCGACAGACATGAAGAAATGATCCACGACTTCGGGGCCAATAGCAAGACTTTTAAGAATATGTACGCCGGCGTTACAGAGATGCAGCAGAGTTTTTATGGAATGTCTGCAGAAAACGGAGATGCATTAAGTACAATATTTAATAATCAAGGAGAGTTAATAAAAGAATATCAAGGAATAGTTGGTTCAAATTTATTACAAATACATGCAACATCAGAGAGAGTCACTGCTAAAGAAATGGCTGATCTTACATTGTATGGTAGAGCATTAAGCTATACGACGAAACAGTCACAAGCTTTCCTTGAGAGACAGTTTGCGCTAACAGGCGAAGTCAATGACGATCTATTAAAACAGTCACTTGCTTATTCAAAAGCAATAGAAGAATCAACAGGCATATCAAGTAAAATAATAGCAGGAAATATATCTGGAATGATGTCAGACGTGAGGACGTTTGGTAATATGACAGTCGAAGAGATGTCTGAAGCTGCTGCAGCAATAGCCAAAGTAGGACTTGAAGTCACAGACGTCGCCGGGCTCGTCAAAGCGTTTAGCTCATTCGAGGGCGCAGCTGACTCTGTATCGAAATTAACCCAGGTGTTCGGTGTTCAGATGGACACAATGAAATACATGACTGCATCGTTCGAAAGCCCAGAAGAAATGCTTGCTATGATTCAAGAAGACTTCGAGACGGCCGGCGTAGATATGGCCAATATGAACATGGCACAGAAAAGATTGTTGTCTGATACACTTGGTATGGACATATCATCTGTTGAGAGTCTTCTCGGAGAAGCAGGAAGTGGTCTTTCACAGTTCACTAATCAAGTATCAGGTGCAACAGCAGGAGTAGGGGCAACTGAAATAGATGGAGCCCTGGCAGGCGCTAGCAACGACATAGCAAAGCTCAATCAAATGGGGACCTCTGTAGCCGACGCTGTGGAAAAAGCAGCAGAACGCGCAAACAAAGCAGTCGCTTCAATATTTTCAGAAGGAATTAGACAAGTAGCAGATGAGGCAGGCTCTTTTACAGATCAAGGAATTCGAATATTGAATAAAGCGTCTATGGGCGTTGCCGCCGCCGGCGCCGCAGCTGTAGGACTGTCAGGTCCTGGAGGCGCTCAAGAGAGAATCGTCGGAGCAATAAATGGTGGTACCGGTCGAGTCAGAAATTACGCCGATACCTGGAGCCCAGAAAGTGATCCAGAAGGAACACCCTTCGGTGAATCAGTCCCAGAAGGAAGCTACGCTCGTGGCGTCGTCCGTGAACAACCAAATTCATCTCCAGCGACTCCAGCTGTACTGAGCAGTGACCAAGCTAGCACAGTAGGTGAAATACTTGAAAGTGCTCCAGTTGACAGTACTCAGTACGCTCCTGTTGAAGTAATAAATCTAGATCCAGGTATGTCACATGAACAAATTGTAGCATTTACTAATGAATTCAATAATGCAACAAATAATAGTATGCAACAAGCTCAGAGAGACGAAATGATAGCGTACATTACAGCTGCCATAGAATCAAGACCTAACGAAGAGATCGTTGTACGACTCGAGGACTCAGAATCCGGACTTTTGGCATACCTGCAAGGCCAAGGAGTCATCACGGTTGAAAGAAGATAGGGACAAAGGTTAATAAAAACATGTCAAGAGAAACATTAAAAGATTTTTTAGCAAGCATAGGCTCGCCAGCTGATTCAATATCACTTGGAACCCTATCCGACGAGAACGGCTCAGGCGACGTCGACAGAGGAGATGATCTCGGCATCGACCCAAACACTGGAGAACAGCTAATACAATTGACTGACGCTGACAAAGGACTCCTCGGTGACTACGTAAACTACATTGCAACTCATTATAGAGGTGGAAACGCATACGGAATCGCCGGTGGGAATAAAGCGTCTATCGACAACAACAGAGGTAGCTCCGTACAAGACGCTGAGACATCAAACGACTCCGACGTCTTTGCAAAGCAAGCCACAACATTAGGAGATACTCTTGGGAACTATTCAAACAGTGGAAAGTTTGAATCAACAGAAGCTGGACTAGATGTAATAATCGATAAAACATCTGCAAATCAAGAGCTAGACGGTCATACACTACTAGCGGCAACAGGCGATGAAATAGACAAGACAGGCAGTACAAACCCTGGAAATGAAGACAACGATCACAGACTTTTAAAACAAATGACATCAGAAATGCTACAGAGAAACAATAGATTCTCTC